TTTTATAAAACTGTAAATAGAGGTGATAGAAGATTGTCTATTTCAGGAATAAAACAAAAAGCCCAAATAAATGATTTGATAGCTTTTAACTATAAAAGAATAGTTTTAGATAATGATTTACAAGAAAATGTAATTGTTATAAACGTAACGGCCAAAGCTGAGAATAGGAAAATTGCTTAATGTTTTTATTAAAATGGATAGGAATGCTGATTTATGGAAAAGATTTTGGTACTTACATGAGAGGTAAAAAACCTAAAAGAAATAAGAAAGATAAGGCGGGGAATTGACCCGCCTATTTTTTTATGTACAATAGGTATGCGATAAATCACATAATAGGAGAAAATAATGCTTAAATTAGTCAAAAATTCTACTGCAAAAAAAACAACTTATTGTGCAGTCACATATAGAGCGGGAGGCCAAGATAAATTTGCAACTTGCCCGAAAACTTGTAATTTAAAGCCCGACACGTCAGCGGGGGCAACTGAAATAGATTATTCTTATTTAAATGCAGTATCGGACGCCGTACCAAAAGGCGGGATAAGTTTTACTTATTCACATTTTAATCCTAAATATTGGAAACATAAACTTAGAGCGGGGAAAACGGCTATAAACTATTCAGCAAAAAATATTGCTGATATGCTTTTACATTCATTCGTACCCGTAGTTATAAATGTTAAAGAAACATTTTGGAAAACAAATAATAAATCTGAAACCGTAAATGGTTTTAAAATTATTAGATGCCCAGCTGAGTATAACAATTCTAATTGTAGAGACTGCGGAAATGGAAAACCATTATGTAGCCGTATTGATAGAGATTATGCGATAGGATTTACAGATCATGGTACATATAAGAAAAAAGCGGGTAGTGAAACCGAAGACGGCGGGTGCTATGCAACAGCTGGCAATGTAAAACTACATTGGGAGGCAACCGCTAAACAATCTGAGACCGAGCTGGACGAAATAAAGCTTTTAAAATTTGCTCAGGAATTACCTTATGGAACTGTATTAAGACATCATATAGCGGGAGATTTTGGGAAAGTTTGAACTTTCAAAAATTCAATTTGACTATATATGCGAAAAATCTTATATTAATAAGCGGGGATTAACCCCGCTTTTTGCATTTTAACAAATAGGAGAAAAATTATGCATAATATTGAAAACGAAAATAACACTTTAGAGAAGCTTTTAATTAGGATTAAAGATACAAATGCTAGAAAACAAGATTTTATAGCACCTACTAAAGAGCTTCAATTTAGAACTATTGAATTAGACGACCAGCCACAAAGCGAAATCATTATAGAGGGCAACGGCGGGGAGCCGACACGCTTTTTAAAAGTTAATGATTTATGTTTTGATCAAATAGCTCAAAAGAACGGGTTAGATGTTAGGACGGCTAGACGTTTACAATCTGAATATTCTAGAGAATACGATTTATTGACAAATGCTATTTGGCAAAAAGAAAATTCAAAACGTATGATCAGAACTTATGATGATTTAAATCAAGGTATGAACCCTAGCGGGACGGCAAGGGCTTTTTTATCAGATAAGTTTAAAACTTTTGATAACTCAGATTTGTTAGAGTCCGCATTGCCTCAGCTTATGGACTCGGACGCTTGCTGGAAAATTGTTAATTGTGCCATTACTCAGAAAAAAATGTATATACGTTTAAAATCCGAGATCATTACTGGAGCTGGTGCAAATGTTAATGACATTATGGCACATGGAATAGGGCTTTCTAATTCTGAAACGGGAGCGGGCAGTATTTCAGCTTTCGGAATTAACTGGACGTTAGCTTGTCTTAATGGAATGCAGACACAAAATATAACAAGAAGATCTCACATTACTTCAGCGAGGGACGGGGACACTTGGAATATTTTGACCGACGAAACTAAACAAGCCGATAACCATAGTTTAAAATTACAGCTCAGGGATATTGTCAGCTCATATGCTAGTAGAGATACTTTTGATGAAAATCTTGAAAAAATGAGATTAGCTTCTGAAGATACAATTAATGTTGAAGCGAGCGAAGCCGTCGAGAATTTAGGAAAAGTTTTAACTTTATCTAAAAAAGAAACTAGCAACGTATTAGACGGTTTATTAAAAACTATCGGACAAGCGGGTTATGAAAATGACAAGCCAGTTAATAGAGCAACTTTTGTTAATGCCGTTACAAGGGTAGGTAATACAGCTAAAGCCGATGATGTTGATTTTTGGCAAAAATTAGGCGGGCAAGTTTTAAACATGAAAAAAACTGACTGGAACAGGGTAGCAATGGCGTCTTAATTTTTTATACATTTAAAGCCGATTTAAGCCCCGTAGAGATACGGGGCTTTTCTTTTTGGGTAAAGTATGCGATAAACTATATAACTTTAATTAATAGGAGAAATTAAGCATGACTAAAGAACAAGATTTAATAAATAAAATAAAACAATGGCTTGAAGATACAGGAGGTTTTGAAGAAGCTGATGAAATGCTAGACGATATAGATAAAGGCTTTATCCAATGTCAGAACAACTTATTAAAATTAATAAAAAAATGGGAGCAATAAAAATGCAGTTTTCAGAATGGACAAAAAAACTAGGTCAGCAATGTTGGAGCGATCCGGACACACATACCACTTTTTGCGGGAAGCCCCAACTAGGTAATAATTATGCGGATTTAATAAAAGATGAATTTAAAACGCCTTGTAAAACTTGTTTAGATATTATTGACGCTAGATATGTTGATACTAATAAACTTGAGAACAACTTAAAAAAAGCCGGCTTAAATGTGATTGTATTTGATTAAAATATTAAAAGCTTTTCTTTTTATAAAAGCCCCTCCAGCTGGCGGGGCTTTTCTTTTTGTATAAAGTATGCAATATTATGAGATAACTTTAATTAATAGGAGATTAAAACCATGTTAAAATCAGAAAACAGAAAGCTTAAATGTATTGATTTAGTACACCCAAACTACAGAGATCGTTGGGACGATTTAATAATAGCTGAAATGTATTTAAATGAAGATCAAAAAGAAATTAATACTTTCTGCAGTATTAACGACAAATACAAATCTAAGTATTTTAAAACAATTAAAGATCTTGAATTAAACCAATATGACAATTTTATAGATTTTATCGACCAGTACGGGCTTTGCTTTGATTATGTAGAAGCGGGAACTTTTGAAGATCAGAAAGAGGGTTATTTTCGCTGGCAGTTATCTTGGGGCGGGCCGAGCGACGAATTCAGAATTTTTTATAATCCTAAAGATGGATTATACAAGATACAATATCATTATATGGATTGGTACGACGGAGCTTCTCTAATTATACAATCTAAAAGATTAAAAGATATTATCTGGAATTGTTTTAACTTTCATTTTTTGGAGATCTAAAACATGAAGATTTATTTAAAAATTAGAAAGTTTTTTATTTATTTAATTGAATTTTTATTTATGCCGGTTTGTTTTGCTTTTGCTATCTTTCTTTTATTAATCGCAGAACGCATTAATTAAACCCCATTAAAGCCCATTAAAGCCCCGTTAAGCGGGGCTTTTTTTATGCCTGCTCATCTCAGTTTTAAATAGTTAAATAAGCCGACCGCAGACGCTGGGACGTGATTTAAAACGTATGAAGCCCGGGACATTGTACAAGATCAACGGGGCAACGGCACCAGCTGGGGGAGCTGGAGCGAACGCCGACGATCTAAGCCCCGCTAACCAGCTGTAAAAGATCTAAGCCCCGCCGACCAGCTGGCGAGATCTGCGAGACATCAGGGCGATAAAATAAACAACGGTTAACGGGGCAACGGCGAAGATCAGCGGGGCAAATACGATTAAAAGCGGTTAAGGTACCCTAGACAATAGAGGCTAAAACGTAGCCCAAAAACAAAGATTTTTCTTAAAAAAATCAGACGCCCATGATTTTGAGCCCGAGGGCAAGGGCTAAGTTTTTCACAAACAATTATAAATAATTTGATATAGTCGTTAACTATATTATAATAACCCACAAATCGCATATAATTTTTAGCTAAGGGACCCCTACATGGATGGTAGAATACAAGACGAAAGGATCCTCAAACTCGAACTAAGACTAGCTCAGTTAGAAAAGAACGAAGAGTGCCAAAATACATTTTTAAGTTTTGTAAAAAGTATCTGGCCGAGCTTTATTCAAGGAAGACATCACGAAATAATTGCAGAAAAGTTAGAAAGAGTTGCTCGTGGGGAATTAAAAAGATTAATCATCAACATGGCACCCCGACACACTAAGTCTGAGTTTGCATCCTTTTTGTTTCCTGCGTGGATGATGGGCCGTAGCCCGAACATGAAGATCATTCAAGCGACACACACGACAGAACTTGCTGTTAATTTTGGTAGAAAGGTCAAGAACCTTATTGAAACAGATGAGTTTAAGACGGTATTCCCAGATGTGAGCTTGGCGGTAGACAGTAAAGCGTCAGGAAGATGGGATACGAACAAGGGTGGTATGTATTATGCGGTGGGTGTTGGCTCGAACTTAGCGGGTCGTGGTGGTGATTTAGTTATAATAGATGATCCTCACTCTGAACAAACGGCTATGAGTAACAATGGTTTTGAAGATGCGTGGGATTGGTACACAGGGGGCCCCCGACAGAGACTCCAGCCGGGTGGAAGTATTGTTGTGGTACAGACAAGGTGGTCAGAGAAGGATTTAACGGGTCAGTTAGTCCGCTCGATGGCTAAGGATCCCCTAGCTGATCAATGGGAGATAGTGGAATTACCTGCTATTTTTGATAATGGTGAGCCTTGTTGGCCAGAATATTGGAGTTTGGACGATTTAACAGCGGTAAAAGCGTCTATTCCGCCCAGTAAATGGAATGCTCAGTACCAGCAGCAGCCGACTGGTGAAGAAAATGCGATAATTAAGAGAGAATGGTGGAAGAGATGGGAGAAAAAGTCTGTTCCCAACCTACAATATGTTATTCAAAGTTATGATACAGCGTTTTCAAAGCGTGAAACGGCGGATTTTAGTGCTATAACGACGTGGGGCGTGTTTTATCCAGAGGAAATAGGGGGTCAACCTGCTTTAATTTTGTTAGACAGCATAAAAGACAGGTGGGATTTCCCTGAATTAAAGAATATTGCCTTAGAGCAATATAATTATTGGGACCCTGAGACAGTAATTATAGAGGCTAAGGCTACTGGTCTACCTTTGACGCATGAATTAAGGAACATGGGTATACCGGTTGTAAACTTTACACCGAGTAAAGGTAATGATAAGGTGTCTAGATTGCATTCTGTATCTCCTTTGTTTGAGGCAGGGATGGTTTGGGTCCCTGACGAAACTTTTGCAGATGAGATGATAGAAGAGGTTGCAGCTTTTCCAAATGGAGAGTATGATGACCTTGTGGATAGCATGACACAGGCCTTAATGCGTTATCGGCAGGGTAATTTTGTACAGTTGCCGACAGATGATTGGGAAGAGGGTGATGGGTCAGCTCAGGTAAGGGCTTATTATTGAGGTGAACATGGCTGAAAGTGTAGTACGCAACGCAAACAAAGACATTCCTATTTTTGACAGTAGTACGGATTATGGTGATCAGTACTTGATGGATAACCAAAATATAGATGATATGGGTCCCGATGAAATTATAAGGATGTTAGAAGAGGATCCTTATGCGTTGGACCCTTTAGACCAAGATACAACAAGTTCTCCTGAACCATATTTAGATCCCGAAGACGAAATAAGAAGAAAAATTCTAGAGTTCGGTGGTAGCGAGTCAGAAGGCGGATTGGCGGATCCTTCTGGAATACTAAGTACACCTCAATCCGACAAAGTTTATATGAGAGAAGGCGGATTGGCTATGTTGGGACAAATTCAAGCCTTTAATAGTGGACCCTTAGATTCCTTTCGTAGATATTTAACACAGACTATAGATAGACAACAAGTAGATCCTTTTATCGATGAAGTGACTCAGATGGCACAAGAGCGATTTAACTTGTCGGATAATTTTTCAGGTCCTACAATGGATACCTTTGATCGTCTAACTCTTAGAGACCCTAGAGGACCTTTTGACTTCGCTAGACCAGGTTTTTTAAGAGATATAGCTCCAGATATAGATAGAATAGAGCCTGCTGTTCCGGAACTTTTTAGACTACCTGATTTACAACGAGCGCAACAAGCTCAACTCTTTGCCGACGGCGGCGGAGTCTCTAGTTTAATGAAGAAAACAACTGTTGAAATGCAAGAGGTTCCTGCTGACAGGAACATGTTGGTAATGAACCGGATTATGAAACAAGGTGGTGTAACCCAATCCCGCGACCCACGGCTCATGGCCCAGTTAGCACAGGTTCTTGGAAGAGATGGCTAAGGATCAACAAAGTTATAGAGATGTTTTATCTCGTTTAGAAGCTAAGGACAAAAAAGGTACTTCCCTAGAAGATGCGTATGATGCTTTATCTTTTTTACCCGGCACGGGTGAAGCTATAGCGGCATACGAGCTGCCGGAAGTTTTGTCTCAAAGCGGTAAAATGATTTCAAGCGATGATTTTGTAGAAGCAGCGGCGGGTACTGGTATGGCTACTTTAGGTGTTGCAAGTATGTTACCTATTGTGGGTTCTGCGGCCAAAGCAGCTAGAAAAGGTCTTGAAGGTTTTATACCTTATTTGGGACCCAAGACAGCCACAGCTGGGGGCCCTGATATAGATTCAAGTGTTATGAAGATGGAAGGCGATACGTCAGGTGTGTCTGCTGTCCCTGACGATTTAAATTTAGGCTCGGGCAGTTTATTTAGTCCAGAAGTCAAAAAGGGTCGTAAACTTTTGATTGTGTCATGTAGTGCAGACAAATGCCCAGATCCTGGAGATATGGAAGCTTTTGATCGTTACACAGGAGACATGTTCAAAAGTATAAAGAAACAAGGTATTCCTGAAGAGAATGTAGATTTAGCTATTATGTCCGCTAAGTATGGTCTTATAAGAAGAGACACAAAGATACCAACTTACAATGTAAAGATGAATAAAGAGATAGCAAATAATCTTTTGAATGATCCTACTCATGTAAACCGTATAAAGAACACTATTGAGGGTTATGATGAGGTTGTAGTAGAAGGATCTGATCTTTACAAAGGTGTGGTCAAAGAAGCTGCTGGCGATATACCTTTAAGAGACTTTAAAGTAGATTTTAAAAAGGCTGTAGAATCAGGCGAAGTAAAGCCTGATGGAGGATATGGATCGGGTAGACAAAAACAATCTGTAGGAAATTTTCTTAGATCTAATACACCTGTTGATGTGTATCATTTTTCTATGGAACCAGGTTTTTCTAAATTTGATTTAGATAAATTACCTTATTTAGATCTAGGTCCACATGTTGGGTCTACACCAAAAGCGGCATCTGACAGGTTTTTTACAAAAAACTATGGTATAATGCCGGATCTTAGTACAAGATATGAGGGTAAAACCACTGATGAAATATTGAAGGACATACAAGAACGAGGTATTAAACCTACCAACGAGAATTTTCTTGGAGGATCTATACCTTTAAAAGCAGATTTAAGTAAGCCTTTTTTAAACCCTGAAACAAAAAAACCTTTTACTGAGAAAGAGTTGGATATATATAAAGCTAACCAACTTGCTAGGCTTAGTAATAATAAATTTTCAAAAGATGATTTATTTTTTGAAAACCCTAATGTTTCAGACGATGACATAAGACAAGCTATGAAAAAACTTTCAAGAGAGTTGGCTGAGAAAGGGTTTACACATATACCTTATATTAATGATTTTGAATCTAAAGGTGATTTAAGTTACGTTATGTTAATAGATAGACCTAAAGATAGCAAAGCTGTCCTGAAGGGAAAGTTTGGTAAGAATGATCCAAAAGAGAGAACTAATCCTGATATAATGAAAGAGGATGGCGGCGTCGTCAGTTTGAAAGACAAAGCGGTAAACATGAACCGTGGACCACAAGGTATTGAACCTTTTATAAAATTCATGGTATAGTACCCAAAAGGAGAGTTACATGGCAAGAGAACCAATAGGCAGTATGATGGAGGGTGTTCCATCTCAGATGGACGAAGATGAATTAGCTGCTGAAGTAGAGATAGAGATGCCAGACAGTCTTGACATGGGTCCTATCCCAGAAGACGTAGAGATTATGGAAGAAGATGATGGAAGTGTTATCGTTGATTTTGAGCCACGAGATCAACGAGGCACGACTGAAGACTTCTATGCTAACTTAGCTGAAGAGATGCCTGATGGGTTACTTGGCAGAATTGCGAGTGAGTTAACAGGTGAGTTTGATGAAAACAAGAGTGGTAGACAGGAGTGGGAAGATGCTTTCGCCAATGGTTTGGAATTACTTGGGTTTAGCTACGAAGAAAGATCACAACCATTTAGAGGCGCAAGTGGGGTTACTCACCCGCTTTTGGCGGAATCGGCAACGCAGTTCCAAGCCCAAGCCTTCAACGAACTGTTGCCCCCAACTGGCCCCGTGCGAACTACTGTGCTTGGATCGAGCACTCCTGCAAAAGAAGATCAAGCTCAACGAGTAAAGGAATTTATGAACTACTACATAACTTGTGTTATGGAAGAGTATACACCTGAGTTAGATCAGATGTTATTCTTTTTGCCACTAGCGGGTAGTACGTTTAAGAAAGTTTACTATGATGAGAATTTGGAGCGAGCTGTAAGTAAGTTTGTTCCAGCTGAGAATTTGATTGTACCTTACAACACCACGGATCTAGAAACTTGTCCTAATATCACACAGGTTTTAAAATTAAGTTTAAATGATTTGAGAAAGCGTCAAGTTTCTGGATTTTATAGAGATATACCTGTGATACCTGCTCAAAACGAATCAGGAAGTTTAACTGAGGAGATTGAGAGAATTGATGGTATGTATCCATCTCAGATAGATTATGACTGTACTTTATTAGAATGTCATGTTGATTTAGATCTTGAGGGTTATGAAGAGACAGACGAGGACGGTGAGCCGACAGGCATCAAAG